CCCCGCCCGTACTCACGTACGCGGTCGTCTCGACGCGCTACGTGGTGCCGCCGAAGAACTGGCGCGACGCCCCGTACACCGAGATCGTCGTCGCCGCCGACGTGCACGATCCGCAAGCGCGCCGCCTCACCCTGATCACCCGCGACCCCGCGCTCATCGCGCGCGCGTTGCTCCTCGAAGGGACCGAGCAATACGTCGGGCTCACGTATCGATCCGAGGCCGGGCCGAAAACACGGCGGCTCGTGTTGGAGGACATCCGGTGACGCGCGCCCCCGCAGGCTATCGGCATTTGTTACGGGTGCGCCTCGGCGGCCCGACCGGCCCGGCGGGCAAACTCCTCGAATGCGAATCACGCACGACCGGGCGCCACTTTTGGAAAGTACGCCTCGATAACGGCGAGTGGGAATGGCCGGAACGACGCGGCGGCGTCGTCGTCGACGGGCCGGGCGATGCCGTCAATCCCGAATGCCGCGAATGCGGGTTGCCGTTCATCTATCGCGCGGGCTCGGGCGAATTGATCTGCGAGGCGTGCAATCAAAACATTTTCGGCGGCGCCGATCGCGCGAGCGAGCCGCCGCCCGTGCCGCTCTACGACTATCACCCGCGCCGGAAATGGTTCAAGAGGGGGAAACGATGACACACGAGACTGACGTCGAGGACGCGATCGACGTCGACGACGACACGCTCGACGCCACACCCGAGACGACCGCCCTCACGCGGGCGCACGATCGCGGCGACTTGCGGCACGGGGTGCCGACGTCGCTCGACGAGCACATCGCGGCGTATCGCGAGAATGCGATCGCGCAGATCGAAACGCGGGCCGTGATTCTCAACACCGTGGTTGTGTCGCTCTTGCGCGCGACGTTCCCGAGTGATTACGTCGCGACCCGCGCGCCCGATGGACAGGTGACGCTCTATCTACAAGGCAAGGGATGTGCGCGCGTGCGCAAGCATCTCGGGATCTCGATCCGTAACCCGCGCATCGAGCGCGTGGAAACGGGCGATCCTGATCTCTTCTACTACCTCTCGACCGTTGACGGATGGTGTCGGTTCACGCGCGAAAAAATCCGCGACGTCGAGGCCGGGAGCGCGACGACCGACGAGGTGTGCAAGGGCGTCGCGGGCGTCGCGCGCGAACTCCTCATGCGCAAGACGGCGCGCACCCGCGCCGACGGCCGCGCGACGCGGATCCTCGCAGGGATCGATGGTCTACCCGCCGAGTATCTCGACGAGGTCGTGTGGAAAGACACGAGCCGCCGCTCGGCGCAATGTCCAAAGGGAAAAGGGTTCGGTTCGCGCGACGAGCGCCTCGGCGCCGCGCCCGCAAACGCGCCCGACGTCGAGCCGCCCGTGTGCCCGCATTGTAAGGCGAAAGGCGTGTACCGCCCGGCGCGCACCGATCAGCAGGGGAAATTGCGCGCGGCGTTTTACGGGTGCCCGAACTACAGCAAACACAAAGATCAGAAATTCATCGTCGACGCCGCCGACTGGATCAGTAAGCACCCGCCGAAGGGACTGACGCCGTCGCAGGCCGCCGGGTTCACGGGTGAGCCGACCGCCGCACCGAAACAGAAAATCACCGCGCCGCCGGTCGGCGAGGTGTTCAAGGGTTCGCGCGAGCCCGGCGAGGACGACGAGTGATGGCGCGACGCGCTCGACGTGATCCGACGACACTCGAACTCGCGCGCGTGATCGCCGACGCGGTGTTGCGCGAACGCTTCGAGAAACGCAACCGCGATAGCTCGCGCGACGCGGCGACGAACGCCGTGATCGAGACGCTGCACAAGTACGGCTCGTGGGTGCACCGATCCGACTACGACGAGAACGGGATCGCGATCCACGGCACCGAGCGGGCGCTCAAATGAGACTCGACCTCAGTGCCGCCGCCGATCCCGTGTTCGTGGGTCGCTTGGAACATAGCATCCCCGCCGTGATGCGTGTCGCCGAGTGGTTGCACCGCGACGGCGCCGACATTCTGATCCCGGGGATCCAATATCGCGCCGCCGGGCAACTGCTGTTCGACGATCCCGGCGACATCATCGTCGTGCATCAAATGCCGACCGGCAGTATTGCGCGCGTCGAGCGGATCGAGACGCGGCAGTTCAAGCATCCGTTTACCTCACACCTCGATTTTCCGTACCGCTCGATCATCGTGACCGACGTCTGCAAGTACGAGCGCGCACTCCCGAAACCGTCGCGGCATTTTTTCGTGAATCCCGCGCTCACCGCCGCAGCGGTCGTGCACAGCGCGAGCATCGGCGAGTGGTGGCAAGCCGACGAGTTCTCGCGCGGCCCCGCGCGGCGTGTCTACAAATGCCCGATCGCGGTGATGGAGTTCATCGCGTTCACCTTCAACGGGGGGAATACATGATCCGCGAAACCGGCAACACGCTCGAAGGAAATTTTCTGTGCTGTAACTGTCTCGGCGATCGCGGCGACACCCCGCGCGTGTACGAGTTCGACGACGACCCGCCGCAGGGCGACGAGCAATATTTCTGCGTGCATTGTGTCGACGAAATTCGCGAGCGGATCGCGCGCGGCGAGGGGATGCCGCGTATACGCATCGCCCCGTCGCCGCTCGACACGCCGCCAAACGTGACGATCCAATGACGACCGCGATCACGACCGGCGACGAGATCCGCGATCTCGTCGTGCACGCGTACCGCGACGAACTCGAACGCAACCGCCGCACGCCGACGCCGCACCGCGAGGTGTGGGCGACCGGGATGCGCGAATGCACGCGGCGCATGGTGTACGACCTCACCGTGCCCGATCAGCAACTCCCGTTCGACGTCGAAACGCTCGCGCGGTTTCGACGCGGCGACGCGCGATCGGTGGATGTGTTGATGGAACTCACGCGCGCCGGGCGACACGCGACGCCGCCGTTCGATATTCTCGGGCGCGAGCAGAAATTCGACGCGAAAGATCGGAAGGGCCGCACCGTGATCGTCGGCCGCGTCGACGCGCATCTCGCGATCGAAAAATTCCGCGCGCCGATCGAGGTCAAGGCGTATAGCCCATACCTCGTCGATCGCATCGAGACATCCGAGGATGTGTTCGCCTCGCCCTACACGCGGTCGGCCGCGTACCAGTTGCCGACGTACCTGTATCTCATGGGCGTGCCGTTTGGGTTGTGGGTGTTCGATCGCAGCGGGATCCCGAAAATTATCCCGTGTGAACTCGACCGGCATCTCGACAAAGTCGAGGAGTTTCTCACGCGCGCCGAACTCGCCCTCGATCACGTCGAGGCGGGCACCTTGCCCGACTATCTCAACGATCCCGATGAGTGTTTGCGATGCCCGTATTACGGGACGGTGTGTGATCCGCCGCTCGTCGCGCCCTCGATGGTGCAGGTGATCAGCGATCCCGATCTGCAAGCGGCGCTCGACCGGCGCGAGGAACTCAGAAAACCCGGCAAGGCGTACAAGGAACTCGACGAGGAGATCAAGCAACGGCTACGCGGCATCACGAACGCCGTGATCGGGCCGTACGCCATTCGCGGGTACTGGGCGAAGCAATCGCGGCTCGATCTCCCGCTCGACGTGAAACAGAAATACACGCGCGTCGACCCGCAAGGCCGATTCATTTTACACATCGAGCGCCACGGGTGAACTATGAGCGAACCGATCACGCTCGTCGAACTCGCACACCGCGAGCGCGTCATCACCGAATTGCGGATGCTCCTCGACGCGTTGCGCGTACTCCTCGACGAGATTACCGCGCTCCCCGAGGACGATCCCGAGGTGGTGACGATCAAACTTCTGCTGTATCAACGAATGCGCATGGTGCAAAACATTGTGCAACGCGTGTTCAACGCGTACCGGGCGCAATGATCGTGAGCGGCCGACAAATGCGCGGGCTCATGTGGTGGATCGATCGATGGCGAAAATCGACGGCCTATACCGACATGTCGCTCGAAGCGCAAGCAGCGTACAGAAATCTCCTCGACGAGGCGTGGTTACGCGGCGGGGCGATCCCCGATAACGAGGCGACGCTCGCCCGCGCGTGCGGCGACGCGACGCGATGGCGTGAGGTGCGCGACGCGGTGTTGCCACGGTTCTACCGCACGTCGGATGGTTGGCGAAACGAAACCCTTGACAGTGTGTTGCGCGAAGCTAAACAGCGCGCCGCCCGGCAGGCGCGCTATCGCGAGTCGAAACGATTTAAAGCGTAACGAGGACCGTAACGCCATGCGTAACGACTGCCGTTACAACCCCCATAACAAACGACATTCTCAGGATCCGTCTCAGAATCAGGATCAGGATCAGGATCTTCTACAACTAGCTAATTCGTACAACCAGCCTCGGGCCGACGTTGCTGTACCCCCGAGAATTAGATCCGCCGCAAGCGGCGCGCGTTTGTATTTCGCTATCGTTCGCGACGTGCTCAGAACGGACGCGTTGACGACCCTGCCCGATTTCATCGAGGCGGTCAAGGGGCGATGCGCCCGGGCACACATCCCGTACGCGCACGGCGAAATACACCGGGCGCTCGACCTCCTGCGACGCGAACTCGACAGGATGTTTCGCGCACATCGCGCGCCGCATTTCCACGGCGGTGTGGAAATTCCACGGCCGCTCTCGCACGACGAGGCCGTCGCGATCCTCGCGCGCCTCAACGCGACCGTGAAAACCATGTCGAGCGTGCGCCCGATCACGCGACGCGAGCAACACGCGGCCGACCGCCGCACGGCACTACGGATGGTCGCCGAGGCGATCAAGATGCAGATCGAGCGGTGCGAGGCCGTCGAGCGCGGCGAT